GTTAAGGGTGACGCTGGTTACGTGGTCGCTAAGATCGACTGCGTTGATCTTAAGACCGACCTTGTTGTTTAAGAAAACTGCCATGTTGGCTATTCCTCGTCTTTCTTAGCGGTTGGGGTTGGTTTTGCGTCTGTGGGCTTAATCTGACCGATCTTGATCAGAAAAGCTTCACGCTCTTTGTCGTTATCAGCCATTTCTTAGCTCCAATCTGATAGAACGCTGATTGATACTTCACCGGATAGCAAATCGCCTGCCACGCCGGTCAAGACTGCGGGTGCGCTGAAAGTCCCAATGGAGTATGCGATACTCGATGCTTCCAGCTTGTTTACGATGTTTAAATAATAATCTTCAATGTTAATTAGGTTGCCTTGGTTATCAAACATTGGTGCAAGCACAATCAGTTTGAAATTGACCTTAGGCTTTACCGTTTTGTAATGGTCGTTGCTTGGCTCGATATAAGGGTCGCCGGGTTGTACCACGATGCTGTTCGCAAGGGGAGTGGCAGGTGGGAAGGAAAACACCTGCCACACCGCATTATCAACTAGTGCAGTCGCGATTGTTCCTCGTAGGGTAGAGATTGCTGACATTATCCTACTTGACCGCCCGGTGCTAGATGATCCGCAAGCAAGCCTCGAACGCGAGCTATAAGGGTATTACCCATGCGATACGGTGATGGTTGAAAATCAGGTGAGATGCCGCCAGCGTTGGATGCTTGGCGAGCTTGCCATATATCTACGGCAACCATGAGTGATGCTTCGTTGATTTCAGGTGTTGTTGAATAATCAATGCCGTTATACGGTCCCGTAATGACACCATATGGCTTGACTGAATTATAAACTTGATCAGATGCAGTCTTACCATACGAAATCGAAAACGTGCTAGTCGCAGTAATCGTATAAGTACCGTTAAAAGTTGAGCCGCAGCGTGTCAATGTTACTGACTGACCTACGGCAAAAGGATGTGCGCTGGAAGTAAACACAGTCGCAACGTTTGATGCTAATTCTGTCGCTACGACTTCAGCCGTGTTAAACCATAATTTGCCCTTGACAATGTTTTCAGCCGCTTGGCAGCACTCTTCGACAACCGCCGATGAATAAAGGTTGCCAATACCGAGCGCAGATCGTAATGCGGCTTCAGTAACGTATGTCGCTGGCATCTCTTTATCCTTTCAATGTTAGCCCTGCCGCAAGGGCTGTGCGGCAGGGTAACTCTACTTCTAGGCTATTACGCCTTGTTGAACTTGAACGCGCCTGCACCTGTCTTGGTAGCAATTGCGTAGTAACCGTACATGCCGATTTCAACCTTGCCGGTTCCGACCTTTTCAGCACGGAGTTGTAGGCGTGGTGATTCGTACCATGTGTAGGAATCGCGGTTTACAACGATGATGGAGTTATCGGCTTCACCTGTCATTGTGTAATCGACATAGAGTGGGAGTCCGAGAAGGGTTCCACGGATTGCAGAAACGGAAAGATCACCGGCTGCGTTCTGTGGAGCTGCTGCATTGAAAATTGGGCGATTCTGTGAATCTACCAATCCAACGATGTTGCTCCATTGTGTCGGAGAAACAATTACGCCGGTTGCAAAACGGAAGGTGTTTGTGTAGATGGATGAACCTGCACGTGCAATAAACGCTGCGAGTTCTGCGCCGTCCCATGGAAGGGTTACGGTTGTGGAATCGAGAGTTCCGCCGGTTGCGAGTGCTGCGCCAGCTGCGGTGTTTGTGGACTTAGCGTAAGCATCGCCCATAAGTGCGAGAAGCTCAGAAAGGAACGCAGGGCTTGTGCGGTCGAGAACCTCGACTGAAAATAGCTGCATACCGGCTGCCTTCTTGACATCAACATCAAGATATTCGATTTCAACCTGATCATCGTTAAATGCTCCACCTTCAGCGATTGGTGCGCCTACGGTTGGTACAGTCTTAACGCGTGGAATCTGGAACTTCATACCTGCATCTGGTAGAACGCCAGATGAAATTGCTTCAATTGAAGCACGTGTACCTGTGGACTTAGGATTCCAAACGGTTGTTTCTTGACGTGTAGGAACAAGACCGGGAACATCCGTTGTTGTATCGGTATCGGATGCTGCTGCAATCCATTGACGAGCTTCATCGTCATTGAAAATGCTTGCTTTGATTGTGTTTTCTAACATTGCGAGCGGAGTCACGTTAATACGTGGCTTCGCGTAAATTGGTGCTGCAACAGTTGGGCGAGCAGCCTCTACCGCAGGGGCTTCGACCTTAGGCTCAACGGTTGCGGTGTCTGGAGTGTTCTCCACGACTGCCTCGCTTTCGTTTGTAGTTGGTTCAACGACTTCTTCTTCGGAAGCCGCCACGCTCAAAACTTCAGCACTCTTAAAAGCCGCAGCCTGTACGAGTGATACTTCTTTGAGCAAACTTGATTTCACGCGATAACGATCTTTGTCTTTCTTGCCAGCAATAACTTCAACGCCAACGGATAGACCGCTGCGGAGTTGTTCGCTTGCTTCGATAAGCGCGTCATTGCCGCGCGATGTATTTGCTACCTTAAAGGTTGCATAAATTCCTGATTCATCTTCGGTAAAGGAAATCAGGCGACCAATTGGCTTCTTCGCATCATGCTCTAATAGAAGTTTTGGTTTTGGGTTTGTCGGAATCTCAATTGAGCCAGCTTCAAATACGACTTTGCCGACATTTGTATATCCGACTTCTGAATCACCGAATGGGACAATCTTGCCGGTGATGGTGCGTTCCTCTGCGTTGCAGGTAACGTCACTACTGAACTGAAGTAACATCTTCGTTTCCATTTGGTGTTAGATCTTCCATTTCCATTGCTTGATCAAGTGTAATCAAGCCGAGAGATAGCATTTTTTCAATGACGTTCAAACGCTCCATCGGATCTACCCGAAGGAAAGCAGAATCAACATCAAACTTAACAATATTGCCTCGCGCCGTTATATCATCCATGGACAAACGATCCTGAATTGCGTTGATGTACGGTGCGAGTGATAGCGCAACGAATTGTTTGCGTTCATCTTGAACATTTGCATAAGTCATGCTGTTGTTCATATCTGCGCTAATGTAATAGGCAGGAACGTTCATCATTCGTGCAATTTGAGTAGCTGTGTTTTGAATTGCATCAACAAACATCATGTCGCGTGGGCTAAATGATGTTGGCTGATATTCAAGTGTGCTAGTGAGATATGCGGTGCTGCGTTGTTCGCGCGCGGCTTTCCATGCAGAGAGAATTCCTTGAACTTCGGCAGGTGCTAGATCTGCGCCGGTGTTTTTAATAACACCTGAAGGCATTGGAGTTGATGTTGCGACACGCGCTGCTTTTTCAAGATCAATGGCGCTACGAAGTGTGCGAGCGCCCCGCTGCAAAATACCTTCATCTTGTGCTTGGAATGTAACAAGTGATCCAAGACCTGACATTGGAACAGGTGAACCATCGATTGTGTATTGTGTAATGAAATTTGTGTTTGCATCTGTTGTGAATGAAACGCGACCCGGTGCTACCCATTCAAAGCGAGCAGGGCGACCATCGTCAAAATAAACTTCAGTCACGCGCCAATATGCAACGCCGAAGAAAATTAAAGAATCAACTGTCCATGCAATTGTTACGGATCGTGGTTGTGTTGTTGAAGGCTGTTCTAGCCACAATGGCTTGCCTAATTCTTCGCCACTTGACTTTTTGTAAAGTTCCATTGGCAAACCGCCAATTGTGCAAGCAATTAAATTACGGCAACGTGCAACGCTTGGAACAGACATTGCTTCATCGCGACCTACGGCAGTTAATACGCCCGGAATGTAATAATTAAAAGAATCCGTCATTAGCTGCGGTGCAGCTTGCGCCTCAATTTTCGTAGGGCGGAAACGATCAAAAAGACCCATCGCTATATGTTAGCACACAAATCGGACATTCCCGACATTTCACACAATAATTTGTGGCTTGCTTTGTGGCTTAAGCAGCTGGTGGACAACCATAGCCAAACTAATTGCTGCCGATACGTCCCCGGCTGACTTTCGCCTAACGATTCGCCAACCCGCATCGGTTTCCTTAGCGGCGCAGTTATTCATGGAGTCCACCAAGCATGCCTGTCCGATGTGAACGATTCGCGCGTTCACAAGCGAATCATATAAATCCGAACACGCTTGGTAAAACACCGTCCCTGACATATCTTGGATTTTGTGTCCAGATTGGGCTAAACGCTCGGCTACGCTCATGGTTGAGTATTTGTCAAAGCAAATCATTCGTGGGCGGTATTTGTTAGCCCATTCGTTCACTTCAATAGCCATTTTGAGTTCATCAATAGCCACTTGGCTTTCAAACTGCGCAATAACGCCTACGGCAATCTTGCCATCCTCTCGGACTTGCCCTGCCACAAGGCTTGCCATTTTTTTATTGACTGAAATGTCCATTCCAAATATGGTCGCAGTTCCCGGCTCAATTTTCAAATCTTGCACCGTTAAATCTTCAAATGCTCGATAGGGCCATGGCGATTTTAGAGCTGAAACCCATTGGCATAAGGTTTCGGTGCGGCTTGCTTCTACGCTAGATGTCGCAATGGCTTCGGCAATGGTTTCTTCATCAATCAAGTAGCCTAAAGCTGGATTGGCTTGATACCACGCATCCTTATCGGTGATTTTGGCAAAGTCATCGGCTGAATACTCCCAAAATCCTAGGCTGGCAGGTGGATAAGACAACGCGCGGCTGCGTAAGTCGTTCAATACGCTTGAGAACGCATCACCCGCGTTCGATGTCATGAAAATTTGACTATTGGGACGGGCGCGCGTGATTGGCTTAGCCGCAGTCCACGAATCTTCATCAATCTCACGTAATTCGTCTATGTAAAGCAGATCCGCGGTCTTACCACGGCTTCCATCTCTTGTAGCCGCGACTATTTCGTATCTTGCTCCCGATAGAAGCTCAACGGATTCCTGCCCATTGGCAACGCGAATCTGCCTAACCTGCGCCATAAGGTGCGGGTTGTCCTCAATCACGTCCACGACCTTGCGAAAGGTGTCAAGTGCCATGCCGCGATTAGATGACATTGCAACTATATTCATTTCACCAAAAATAAACAACCCAGCAAGGATCCTGATACGCGCTAGATGGGTTTTACCGTTCTGCCGAGCTACAAGCAGCAGATTGGTCTTGCGCCGCCATTTGCCAGCCTTATCGACCTTGAGTAAGTCAGTTAGCACGTACTCTTGCCACGGCAGCAGCTCTAGCTTGCAATCGACTAGGAATTTCTTGACTTCATCAATCCTAGATGCGCCTTTGAGCGGTGCGTTCTGTAATCGTGGCTTCGTGCTGCCCTTACGTGCCTTTTTCAATTAGCCCCCGACTGATCTGGACTGATAAACGGTGAGTCTGCATCAATGCGGATCGTAGTATGTCCGTTTTGCACCGATTTGGACTGATTTCCACCGATCGGAGAGTTTTTGAAGCG